CTTCACTCACTGTTATGAAATGACTTCCTATATAGTTACCCACTCTCCCTACAGTAGCTCTAAAATTACTCTCTACAAACTGGTCGTAACCACCAGGTAAAATAGTTGTAGCAACTCCAGGTGTTTCATCCATAGGATCTGGACGTGGTAGTCTTATATCTGTAACTTCTACCCAACTACCTGGTGACAGTAAGATGTTAGTGCCCCATAAAGGTTCACTGTCTCCATCCGCTTCGCTTCCTATCCTCCACGCAGCAGGGACAGCCTTCCACATACCACCTGTAGCTCCACCTACTTTGTTTTGAAACATATATGAATTATTATTGAAGGTTACTAAACCTCTTACTGGTCCTTCTCCTGGAAGATTACCACTTACTAATGGTCTATACCCTTTGATACGGGTATAACCTGTATTAAAATCTTGTTCATAGTTGTATAGGAAACGTGCTTCACCATCAGGAATCCTCAAAGCAGAAGCTACTAAGTCTTCACCACCTACTAAAGGAAATGTCTTTAATTTATTACTAGCCATTATTTTTCCTGTTAAGCAAATGGAACAAAAGGTGGAGTAACTAAATAATCTCTTGGCATTTCTGAATATAACATAGCTTCAAACTGTACCTCAAACATAAACCTAGCACTTTGATATACTTCCTGAGCATTGTAATACTCTCCATATCTCATAAGAGCTTGTAACTTAATTAGCTCATGGTACTGCTCATGGAAGATTGGTTTATCTCCATTATCTGTCATGACATCAGGTCTACTAAAACCATAGAACTTAACCAAATGGTCTATATTGTCTACTGGGTTTACATTACTGATTTCATAAGGAAAGAACTGGTAGTTATTAGAGGGGTCTACTGTATATTTTCTTGGTATACCTCTCTCTGTATCCTTTAAAATCTCTCTATCAATTTGCCATACTGACCAAGGCACATACTTAAGTATACTCCACTCTTGTTTAACCGCATCATAGATACGGAAGGTATCTAATGTAGCTGTCCTTACACCTATTGCTCCATTGCTTCCTACTAACTGTGCTGGGTTGTACAGATTCTGTCCACCCTGTAATGTAAACTGATAAGCACTATGTAGAAAGTTCCAGTTCTCTTTCTTTGTTTGGATGTCAGCATAAGCTTCTTTAACCCACCTAACAATATCTGCTTGAATACCTATTTGGTTTCTTACAGAAGTAGGACCTTCCCCTGATATGCCAGACTGAGCTCTAACATCATTTGCTAACTCCAAAAATGTAGACATTACTCTTCCTCTTCTTTCTTCTTCTTATTTTCAGCTCTAGTCTTAGCGGCACGTTCTGCCTGCTTAGCTTTCTTTTCTTCGGCATCCCTTGCTTCTTCATATTCTTCATATGAATTGTACAAGACATCTCCTTTTAATTCTCTAAGTTTCCAGGGGGCTTTAACTTCTCCTCCTTGATACTGATATGACCTTTTTCTTAAGGTTCTGCATATAACTAAGTCTTTAAATTTATTCATTTTATTTCCTTTATAAAAAAGAAAGGGGTAAGGGATTTCTCCCCTACCCCTAAACCTTATATTGCTGTACCGATTACTGCTTCAACGAGACCTTCAGGCTTGATGGTCTTATAACCATATACCTGTAGACCACGCATCAACTCACCGAAGCTGTCTGGATTAGGAAGAGTTTCATTCTTCACAATCTGACCAGCGAATGCACAAGCTGATGGAACACCTGCATAGATGTAAGACTGACCAGCAGTCAGACCTCCAGCGACACCTGTATCACCAAACTTAGGCAACTGGTTAGAGCTATAGACGGTGAAACGGTCAATTGTTCCCACCTTACCATTACGTAAGACAGATGTACTGTCTCCCATCATGTTAGCACCGACCAATGCAGATGAAGCATTTGTGCCTGTTGCTACCGCTTTCATACCTTGAATAGCCCAAGCTGGTAAGACAACCCAACGACCTGTTTCAGGTGCGTTCTGTTCATCTAATACTAGACCTAGTTTCAAGATTGCATTAACAATATCATTAGATACAGCGTTCAATGCAAACATAGTTGCACCACCACCGACACCTAGATTAATACTCTTACTGATAGCACCAGCTGCAACACCACGATTCTCAACAGCCTTAGCTGTGTTCTGCATCTTCAGCAAGATATCAGCATCAACAACCACCTTAAGTTGTTCTGAAGCTGCATCAGCAAAGATGCTCATCAGATTCAAATCAGACTGGTATTTATCGATATCATCAATAGCGAATGCCCATACCTTAGCTGAATCAATTGGTAGTTCTACCATAGCTTCGCCAGGTACACCATAATCTAGTGCTTGACCAATAGTATAATCAGATACTGAGATTAGTGGTTCGGACCTAATGTTTACATTATCTCCAAAACCCTTAATCAAACCTTCATAATCGGTTGAAGTAATTGCTGCAATTACACTGGCATTATACCAGCGTTCAATTAGCTTACCAGCCCAGATTTCTGGAATGTAACCTTGTGCACCATCAGATGAATAAGGTTCTGTAGGGTAAGGAGTACTTCCTTCCCAACCTGGATTTGCTCTTGTTGGACCTGCCATTTATATTCTCCTCAGAATAAAAGGGCTAATGCTTTTTTAGACTCCTATATAAATCTTCTTCTAAAGCTTGAGCTTCTTCAGGTGTGTATTTACCTAGAGCTTTATTCTTATAGAATTCGGAAGACGTTGCCGTATTCCAGACTTTATTCAAACTTCGTGGAGCACCCTTTGGGTTACCGCCTGACGGAGTTGACTTTGGAGTTTGCATTAACTCTTGCATTGTTGTTCTTTTAGCAGAAGGTTTTACTCCTGCCTTCTTTTGTGTACTAGCAAACTCGGTATAAAAACTAATTATCCTGGCTATGTCTGGTGGATTCTCTTGCTTAGCTTTCACTAGCATATCAAATCTTAAGTTACCAAACTTGTCAGGTTCTTGAATCCACCTCTTAAACGCTGGACTAGTATCAATAGTTTGATAATTAGGTACGCTTGCTTTCACAGTGTCAACAATACTTTCATGTAAATGTTGAGCTATTGTATTAGCCTTATCCCTTTCATCATCTGCAACTACTGCTTGTAGCCTATTAACCTCATCTTGTAACCCTTTAAGCTTTACATCTACAAACTTATCAACACCGTCTGCTTCCTCTTTCGAGAATAGGTTTAGCATGTCTTCTTTAGTTGTAGGTATCGCTGCTTGAGCATCTGCGAGTTGTTGTCTAAGAGTAGCATTTTCTGTTTGAGTTAAGTCAAACTGATTTGCTCTCTGTCTTAGCTTGTGAATTGTTGAATCAGTAGAAGCTTTATATCCAGTGAAGCGTTTCTTCCAATCTTCTTCAGGGGCTGCTTGTGCAGACTCTGAGAGGACCTGAGCCCGACCTTGTAACGGCTGCATCTTATCTTTGCTTGCCGCTATTAAGCCTGTGATACAAGTCTCATACTCTTCTTCTAGTAGCTGTGTTAATCTGTAGAAGTTAGGCTCTCTCTGTAAGGAGAAAATACTCTTCACTAATTCTTCTTTAATTCTAATCATTATATTTTTCTTAAAAGGATTTGTTTACGTTCTTCTCTACGTATTCCTGCTATTCCTAAACCTACCAGACCTAAGCTCATAAGAACTAAGATGGAAGGTTCAGGAACTATGGAATAATTCCATGAGCCACCTATTAAGTCACTATCTTCTCCGTCCCAACCTAGTGTCTGAAAAGAAACTAGGAACTGACCGAAGTCTGTACCACCTCCTATACCAGTGCCTGCATCATAAGGTGCTTCAGTAAAAACTGTATAATCTGTTTCTGTATTAAAAAGAAAATCAAATACTAAACTTTCTCCTTGTCCCAATCTACTACCAGGAGTATTGCTATCACCGATATAATCAAACTGTACACCACCACCAGTAGGAACTGTAAAAGTCCAGGTATCTGGATTGAAGTTAAGAACACTGAAGTCCTCTCCTAGTATAGCATTCATGTTTATGGAGAACAAATCAATAACAGGGTTAACATCTCCCGATGTATTTTCTAATTCAAAAGACCATGTAAGATTGTCTGTAGATTCTACAGAGATATCAAAACCATAATTAGCTGTTACTGATGTATCACACCCAGTATCTCCTGGGCAATTATAGGAAGAACTGATTACTGTTGCATTTGCATTAAGTGATAATGCCAGTAGAGTTGCTACTATTAATTCTTTCATTATTAAAGTCCTGTACCACTTGGGCTATTAGCCTTAATCTGAGCTTCTAATTCAAACCTAGTATTCTCATTAGTCTCTTTAAGGGCTGTATCTTTAAGTTTAGTTTCATTGTTATCTCTATTATTAGTGATAGCAATCTGTGCATCAATCTCTTTCTTTTGTAATTCTATATTGGCTATCTCAAGGTCAGTTTGTTGCTGCTTCATAGCAAGCTCACTCTCTAACTCTTGGTCTTTCAATCGAGTCTCACTACGCATAGTCTCAATCTTCAGCTTAGTTTCTTCTGGTGAAGGAGGAGGTGGCTGTTTAGCCTTCTCTTCTTTTCTCTTCTCCATTGCTTCAGCTGTAGGGGCTATGTCTACCATATCATAGTTACGTAAGATGTTACGTAGTAAAGCTGCACGACCGTCTGGTCCTAAAACTTCTTGGTCTATTGGATTAGCAGTTGCTTGTAATAGCTCCATACTACGCTGGTTCTCTACAGCTTTAGCTACTATACTCTTAGCACCTGTAGCTACAACACTCATATCTCCTTTATACCTGTTAGGTACTTCTGGATTAAGCATATTAACTTGAAACTGATACTGTAGACGTGGTTCAATGACACCTGTATCTATATTCATAACAGCTTTCTTAATCTGTTTAGAAGCAGTTTCAAGGAGCATAGCTAAGCCACTAGCTGTTTGAGCTCCTTGTTGTGCTCTTGTCGGGTCACTGCTATACGCCTGCTTGGGTATACCTGTTACATCTCCAACACTATCAAAGTAATACTGATATACAGACATAAGTTCTTGAGCATTACTAGCTGGTTGAAAGAAGTCTATAGGTTTAGTATTAGCCCCTGCTGGGTCACTTGTCATCTGCCAAATCTTTAATGGCTTTATACTTTGTAGACTTTCTCCGTTAGGTAGTCTATCTGTATACACTACAATTTGAGGTCCAGAGGCTATGCCCATATTATTGCTTAGAGCTCTGGCAGTAGCATTGACCAACCTTTGATGGGGTTGAGCAAGCATTGCTACACTCTTACCCCAGAAACTTCCTGGTACTCTCCTGTATGAAGCCATGTAGTAAGGCCTCTTACCTTCTTGGTCCAGATTAGGAATGGCTTTGATTACATGATTACCTATTAATATTGCATCAATATCTATTTCTTTATACTTATCTCTATCAGTTGGTTGTCCGTATTCATCTAACTCTTCAGTTATAATGCCTTGTCCTTGTAAGTCTTCAATTGAGTATCCCCAATCTATCATCTTATCTACACTTACAAAACCCAGAAATCGAAGTCCGTAAACACTTCCATCCTGACCACTAAAACTTGTTGAATGATTCTCTGAATATCTACGTTGGCTATCAACGCTAGACTGCCAACTAGCAAATCCGCCTCCATCTACTTCCTCCAATACTTTAAGTATGTTCTCATTAGAATAGCCTGGTTTATCTAAGCACTTATATATCTCATTCCTACTCATCTTAAGACGTTCTATTAAACTACCATCATTGATAGTCTTCTGGTCTGGTGATGGGTATATGTCAAAGGGTGAAACACGTTCGTCCTTAGCTATCAGTTCTTCGGTAGACTCCATAGTAAACTGACCGTCTACTACACTTGTAACCATCTTAGTGTTATATTCATATGTAGTCTTAATGAATGCTGTAGGGAAAGTTACTAAGTCTGTTATAAAATCTTCTAAAGTGGTATACCAATCTGAATCATGGAACTGGTCATCTATAAGATTTTCCATATTCTCTGCACGTATAATACTTTCTTTTTTAATAGTTAGATATAAATCCTCTGCCTCTTGGTCAGCTATAGTTTTTACTTCTTTAGGTCCCATCTTCTGACCTTGTGGGCCAGTAGGTATCTGAGAACTTGGAGGACCTGGTTGTGGAACTCCTACTGGTCCTGGTCCTTTAGCACCAGGTGGTATTCCAGGACCATTTGGTCCTAGTCCAGGAGGAGGAGCACCAGGAGGTCCAGGAGGAGGAGCTGCTTTCCTAGCTAATACTTCCTTAACATTATTAGCTATTTTTTCTTTAAGGTTTTCTGGTAGCTCTGCTACAGGAGTAGGTTTGATTGACCAAGCCTTATCTCCTGGTGGACGTAATACAGATAAGAGCCAACTAGCTCCTGCATTTGCTTGCATTGATGTTAATGGTATGAAGATGGAAGAACCACCATTAGCTGTTATAGCTGCCTTTGTTTGGCTGTCATACTCTCCATTAACAGCTTCTTGCATTTTGAGCATTTCCTGCTCTATATATGTTCTATCTGTTTTGTTTATAGTCCACTGTTCACTAATATGAGCAACAAGCTTATCCATTTCTAGCTCTTGTTCATCACCTTCTACTTGTTCTTTTTGATAGGACCTACTTTGTACAGAGCCATTTGGTCTCGGGTCTGAATAGTTATCTGCTACTATTAGCTCTTCATTCATTCATATTTCCTTTGTATGCTACGACCAGCCTATTGCTGATTGTTGTACTATTTTTCTTCTAATAAGTTTAGGTCTAGTAAGTTGTTGTATATCACCATAGAAGGTTACGGCTATAGCATCTGCTATATCTGGACTCTCTAACCCCCTACTCTTCATAATCTTCTTACTCTCTAACTGTATAGTGAGAGACTCTGTATATCCATATGTCTGCTGTTTTAATTCTTTAATAAGTCTAGGGTTGTAGGGTATAGAACCTCCGTCCATTAACCAATCCTTCATCCTACCCCAACATTCTGACCTTGTATTCAAATACATTCTACGGTCTACAGCCTTAACAGCAAAGTTAACTCCTGTAACAGGGATGCCTATTTGTCTGAGTCTGTCTAAAACTCCTGCACCTAGTCCTGTAGAATCAACAAACACATGCTCAGCTCTTTCTTTGTTATAAATCTCTACCACTTTACCAGATAGTTTCATTAAGTCTCTTAACTGATATGTTCCTAGAATTTCTACTTTAGGACCTTGCCTCATGACTATTACTGAATCATCCCCTCCCCCTCTACTAACATCTACTCCTAGTATCTTAGGGAAAGCTACAAACTCTTTAGGTTCTATTACCTTCTGTGCTGCTTCTTCTACTACATCTTCAGGTATTAACTGGTCTGAAGCTGCTCTAGGAAACACCCCTCTAACCCTAACTCTAACAAAGTCAGAATCTTCTCCTTGGTCATCAATCCACTCTTGTATCTTTTCTTTATTAGTACGTTTAGCATCACGACTATCAATCTGTCGTGTATTCCATCTATGACTAAACCTACCCCAACAATCTTTAAACCTACCTGTATTCCTAGTAGGATTACCAATGACTAACCAGAACCCTTTACCATCTGTTGTGACACCTTCACATACTTCCCAGATTATATCTGGTATAGCACTTCCTTCATCATAACCCTGGAAGGTGTATTCACTATGAGTTCCTGCAAAACTCTCAGAATTATTTTCTGAATTAGAAAGGAAGTCTATTCCCCATGTTTTCTTATGGTCTACATGGTATATACGTGTAGCTGTCTGTTCAAACCAATGACCATTGATAGCTAGCTTTCTCCATATCTCTATTTCTCTAGCAGTCTTAGTGCTAACTTGTTTCCAAGAGTTTGCTGTTATATGACCAGCACAATGAGGACGAGTAGATAGCCACCATAGAGCTAGCATAGCCATTATAAAACTTTTACCTATTCCATGTCCTGAACTAACAGCATACTGTAGAGTTTCTTCTGGATTCTCTTTAAACTCCTCTTCTATATCTCTTAATAGCTCCTCTTGCCAAGCATCTAGTTC